CTACCGCGTGAGCTGACGCCAAGTTTTACACCGCTTTCAAGCATGGTCTTGATAAGATTACCCATTGGAGTAGGCAAAACTTTCATCTTGCCGTATCCGTTCGGACCGTCCATCCACATTTGAGTAATCATATGTGAAACACGATCTAAATTCACTTTGAGGTCATCTGGATGATCAACTTCCCCGAGAACGCTGTAACCATTCTGAATTTGGTCGTTTAGAGTCTTGACCGCGGCTTCGATTTCCTTGACTGGATAAACCCGCTGGTTTTGATTGCGAATACCGCCTTGGATAGCAATACCTTTTAAGTAAAGGCTCTTGCCATCTTTGTCATCGCTCTCTACGACCGCATTAGCTTGATCAAAGCTAAGGTGTTCTCGTAAAAATTGCATCTTAGTTGTCACCTAATTAACCTTGCTTATGGTCTACAATAGACTTAGTGCCAGTTACAGATGTCTGACCAGCTTTATCGCCACTGCCGGATCCTACTGGACCTGCTGTTTTGTTATTGCCTGGGTAACCTGCACCTTGCTTAGTCACTGTTTTGATACCAGATTTAACGCCATCTACGTTGTGTGTATTTGGGCTTGTAAACTTGCCTTTAACACCACCAACTAAGCCTTCGCCGCCTTTGATGTTTGAATCACTTGCAGTTTGACCTTGCGCAATGTTATGTGCGCTTACGTTGCCACCGCTTGGACGGTTTTTAGGATTTGCGTTGATTGGACCAGCTTTTCCGTCGCCTTGTTCAGACTTGTTAGAAATGCCGTTACCTGAACCGTATGGTTGGCCAACTTTCTCTGTATACTCGCGTACACGGGTGCGGCTTTCCATGCTCATACCTTCATCTTCTTCTTCATCGCCTTCTTCGTCATCCATTGGCTTGCCGTCATCACCAAAGTCATCCAAGTTACCACCGTGGATATCTGGATTTTCTTCTTCTTCATGCTTTTCGCCAGCCATTAGCTTTTCAAATTCAGCTTTTAATTCTTCTAAAGCGTCAGCTAGATCTTGTACGTCTTCTGCGGAAGCGGCACCTTCTTCGCCACTTTCTTCTTCGCCTTCAGCACCAGGACCGTCTGTATCTGCTGTATCAGCGTTAAAGTCGTCAGTAGCGTCGCCGCCCATTTCGCCTTCTTCGCCAGCATCATCGTCCATGCCGAACTCTTCTTCTAGATCTTCTTCGCCTTCTTCGTCGTCTTCTTCACGAGCTTCTTCCATATCTTCTTCTTCATCTTCTGCAGATTCTTCAGCGATTAGGTTTTCGTAAATGCTACGACTCTTTTCGACAACGATTTCATGGAATAACTCTTCAGCTTTTTCCTTTTCTTCGTTTACGATATAATCTAATAATTGTTCAAATTTATTCATTGCGGGTATCTCCTGTTGATTTGTCAAGGGGTGAATAATATATAAGCATATTTACTGCTCACGTATATTAATTATGCGAAACAGGCCAAAAACGGCTCGTTTTGGCTGTGGAGATGACGAAACTTAATTAGTTTTTTAAGTTTGTTATTGAATTTTGTCTAAAATATTTAACTCAGAGAAAAATAAGTTATCTCAGCTGTTTATGCTAGGGTGTCTTCGCCCTCTTCGGGCATAGCATACATCTGTCTTACTACAATAAGATTCTCTTTAGTTTCACGTTCTCTAGCTTCTCCAGCTCTGCGCAGGTCATTGATCATGCGTAGGGTTAAACGTGTTTTGCGAGTATCTCTATCGTGTAGGATAGAAGTTGTGTCATCTAACGGATCATAGCGACCGTTGTCGGACATTTCTTCTTGCTCAGGACTGAAATAAATGAATTCTCTTAAAAACATAGCTGTATTTACCAGATTACATCGGGCCTTGTGGTGCTCCACCGCCACCGCCACCACCTGCTGGACTTGTAGGAGCGCCATTTGCGGACGGTGCTATACCAGCGGCATCACCGCCTTCTGCACCCTGCATTTCTGGAGTACCTTCATCTGCTTGACCTAATGAATCCATATCTCCGCCCATACCGCCTGCTGTAATACCTGCTGAACGTAGTTCTGCAGAAGCACTAATAGGTTTAGTTGTGTCAAGATTTTCTTCTTCCCACATCTCTTGATTTTCTGCAATTTCTTCTTGGGTAAGTCCTAAAAAGCGTTTTAGAGCATAGCGTTTGCTGATAAACGGAAGTGCTACAATACTGCCAAATGTGTTAATACGTACACCGTCCATTTCTGCTTGACGATATGCGGCAAAGTTTTGTGGAGGATTAAACTTAAGATCAAACAAGTTTGGATCTATGTTAATACCCTTAGAGAACAAGTAAGTTTTAAATTCTTCGTTGAACGCTTCGTTCATTAAGGACTGGAGTCTTTCGCAGTACTTGTTAAATCGCAATTCTTGGATGTAGGCTGTTCCAACTCGACCATCATTAAAATTAGATCCTCCATCGTCAGACCCGGTAGGTAGATAACTTGAAGGTATGCGTAAAGCACGAAACAACTTATTAGTAAAATATCTAAGATCATCAATTTCTCCTAGGTTAGTACCGCCTGGTAAAACATCAACTTTAGATCCACGACCTTCAGCTGTTTGCGGGAAGAAATAGTCTTCGTTAATTGATAATGGGTTATAGCTTGAGTCGATTAGGTTAGATCCACCACCTGTCAAGCTAGGAATACGTCTTTGGTTAATTTCGTTTTTAACACGCTCAACAAAGCCCATAGCCAAGTGACTTGGCATGTTACCTACGTCAATGTAAAATACTCTACGTTCTGGAGCACGTTGTATACGATAGATAATAATAGCGTCTTCGAGCAATTCTTTCTGCTTGTAGACTTTAAAAATACTTTCCATTAGGCTGTTACCAAATGGGAAGTTGTTGTCTAAGCCTTCGCTTAGACTGATATGAATAACGTGTTTTGCATCAACAGGATGTTGATTTTGATTCATCATGAATCTGTTGCCAGCGTTCTGCGGAGTACCGCCTACCATACCACGTTGTTGTGCGCCACCTGTGATATAAGTTTGTCCGCCAGGTAATGCGTTTTGATTACTTGGGTTAATGCTGGTTGCTGTCAGTGACTGCAAGTTAATGTTTAAGTCACGGATAACATACTGTTCAGGCTTTTTGCCTTCTGATTCATTAACAATGATACGATCAACTTTGCTTGGATCTACATAGACCCATGCTTGTGTTTCCGGATCGCGGATAAAAAAGCTGTCGCCGTATTTGAATACGTTGCGTACAATTTTAAAAATGCGCTTCTCAAAGATGTTAAGTTTGCACCACTGCTGTAGATACTTTTTAAGGATCTTGATTTCAGTCGGAGTAGCTTGATCATGAAAATCAATTTGAAATGGTGTACGATTTTCTTCGTTAATCTGTGAGCAGAATTCTGCAAGAATATCAAAAGCCGCATTAACTTCTGAATCACCATCCATCGTGTCATACTGGCTATAACGCTCTAGTCGATTAGGATGTCCAGTATAAACATCGGGCAAATAACTGCTGTAGTTAGCCCGTTGAGGACTTGCACTGGTCTGGCCGCTAATAGGGCTAAGGTTGCCTGTTGCTACTGGGGTAAAATATTTTTTCCAACTCATATTGTGGTTATACCATTAGTCTATTTCCGCTCGAACGTTGGATCATAATCTTTTGATTATCCATCATCTGAGACAGTATCTTGTTCTGCATAGCGGCTTGTCTATTTAACGTATTAATGCCTTCTGCTACTACTTTTAGGTCCGACAGCTCGATAGTGGTATTTCCTCCATCTGCTCTAGATTGTAGTTCGGCTAATTGCTGTTCAGTTAACACAGCTTCTTTACCGTGTAATTTTACTAGACTTTCTCGGCCCCAATCCTCAGCCATTCCACCAGGGCTTCCGCCCGCACGTTTAGGAACGCCCATATAATCTGTTCTATTAAGGGCTTCTATCATATCATCAATAGTATATTTGTTTCCCTTGATATTTGCAGAGTCGTTTGCAATTCCCTGTTGCCATTGCATTTCCATCTTTCTTAACTCTTGACCTATTTGAGCGTTTCGCATTGCTTCGCTCATAGTTGACCAATTCTTTTTACCTGATGCTTCCCAAGCGGCCTGTGCTGTTTCTGTAGCTTTCTTAATAGTTGCCGGATCAGTTTTATTAAACTCTGGACCGTTTCCTCGTTCTTCTTGTCTTGCTAGAGCGCCTGCCGCTTTGCGTATAGTGTCTTCCCACATTGCTAAAACTTTTAATTGTTCAGGATTAGCTGTTTTATCTGCTCTAGCTTTCTTTAGTTCTTCATATCGTGTTTTGTCAATTGCTTTACCAAATGCAATCGCCGATTTATCCATGTGTGCTTCTACATCGCGTTTGTCACCAAATAGTTTTTGTCCCCACCAACTGTTAGTAGCTAAATCTAGCATTTCTGCTAATAACTTTTGCCATAGACCTTTAAGCTGTTCTACAATAATTTCCGGATTGTTGAATGCAGATTTAACAAACTCAATAACTGTTTGGAAGGCTAATTTAATCTGTGGCATATTTTCATTTAAGATAGTAGTAAATGATCGTATTAAACTAATGGTAATGTCTCTTAGAGATATCAGCAAAGGATTTAATGCTTGTTGTACATCTACAGATGCTTGTCTTGTTAGAGCTTCTAATGCTATCTGAGCTTGTGCATCCCCTGCATCTTTTTTAGCTTTGTTTGCTGCCTTGGCCATGTCGTCTAATAGTTCTTCTGTAGTTTTTGCTATTCCGCCTTCTTTAGTTCTATACTGGTTAGTTAGACCTATTATCTCTAATATGCCTTTTGATCCTAATTTATTTTGAGCCCCTAATGCATAAAAAGTTGTGTCTGCATCGTCCAATGTTTGAATCATACTTCTAGTCATGCGTGCCTGAATCTTGTTTAACTCAAGTCGGCGCTGTTCGTCTGTCATATCCTTGTCGCCTAATGCTAACTGTTCTGCTAACATTTCATTAACGTCACCAAACAACGAATTTACAGCTTTACCTTCTTCACTAAATGCACCTCCAAAATTCATCATCAAGGCCTTAGATGCATCGACCAGTCCTTTACCGCCAGCGGCTAAGTTACGATTCATTATCTCATCAATAACTCGTTGTCGTTTTTGAGGTTGTTTAAGATACCACATTTGAAAGCTGGCTTCAGCCATCATTTCCTGTTTCTTTTTCTGTAGCTCTTCTCTGTTCTGTCCTGTAATCCTAGCTACATAGTCTAAATCTTCTCCGTAATGATGTGACGCTTCTTGCAGTCTTTTCATTTCTTTATTAAAGTCTTTAGTAGTGTCTAATGAATCCCCAGTTGCTTTAAGATAGTTAGGAATCATCGAATTTAACTGTTCGTAGCTATATCCTAATCCTAGAAGATTTCTTCCCATGTCGGACCCGATAAACGCTTTATTCATCGCTACTAAGTTTTCCGACCCTTTGCTCATAGAGCCACCTAGTCTAATCATTACATCTGCATTCTTAGCAAACAGGCCACTAAATTCTTGTAGTGTAAGTCCTAGCCCCGTAGCTTGTATTTTTAGAGTGCTCAAACTGCCAACTAGACCAGATCCGCTATTAGACATAGCACGGTAAGCATCCATGTTGTCCTCAAATACTTTATTTGCGTAGCCTAATATTTGAGCAAATGTTCCTAAACCCAAAGGTAGGCCTGCAAAAGCATTTGCTAATTCACTGGCTTTAGTTGTACCGTTTGCTAATGCGCCAACAAAATTTCCTAGACTGTTTACAGCCGACATTGCCATACCTGCCATGTCACCTAGCACACCACCGGTCATTTTAGCAACACCACCTAATATTCCAAAACCTGAACTACCCGAACTGCCTCCGCCACCGGAATTTTGATGGCTTTTGTCTAAACTGTCTTGTATTTTTTTAGAGTCTATGCCAGCTTTTTTTGCCATCTCAGCAAGAACCGCACTATCCTTTTGGGCAAGGCGTAGCATAGCCGTTAGTGTGGTTTCAGTTGCGGCATTGTTTAATTCTATCGGTTCATTGCCAAAGGTACCTTTGACTGTTTCTTTTCCGGCCATGGTTTAAAAATCCTGGTTATGTGCGTAGATAAATAAGTGTATC